TCAATCCTTTTATTCAAGAGGGTAAAGGAATTAAAAAAACTGAAGGACCTAAAAAGAAATCTTTTGGATATCAAATTTTAGGATTTGGTTCTGGAGGAGTTCCACCAAAATTTGTCGCTGCTACGGGAGGGACAATAACAACTTCTGGTAATTTTAAAATTCACACGTTTACAGGTAACGGAACTTTTTCTGTGACTTGTGCTGGTGATGATAAAGGATCTAACTCAGTTTCATACGTAGTTGTAGCTGGTGGAGGAGGAACAGGATATGGTGGTGGAGGAGCTGGTGGTTTTAGAGAATCTAGAGCAGACGGTGACTCTTACACAGCTAGTCCATTAAATGCAACCTCTGGTCCACTATATAATATACCGGTTTCAGTTCAAGGCTATCCAGTAAGTATTGGTGGCGGTGGTGGAGCAGGACCATCTGGTGTATATCATGGTGGTGGCGGTAACGGAAGTAATTCAAGTGCTTTAGGTGTAACCTCAACTGGAGGTGGCGGAGGCGGAGGAGCCTACGGTATTCCAGGAGCACCTCCAGGAGGTAACTCAGGAGGATCAGGCGGTGGTGCTGGTTTTGATGCTGGTACACCAAGTGGAGGTTCAGGTAATTCACCTTCTGTAAGTCCCCCTCAAGGAAGTAATGGTGGAGGCGCACCTGGTGGCGGATCTCAAGCTGCTGGTGGTGGCGGTGGAGCCACTCAAGCAGGTCAAACTCAACCTGGTGGTATTCCTAAATCAGGAGGTTTTGGAGGAGATGGAGCACAAACTTCAATCAATGGATCAGCAACTTTTTTTGCAGGCGGTGGAGCCGGAGGAGCAAACACTAACCCTGGAGGAGTAGGTCCTGCACCAGGAGGCGATGGTGGAGGAGCCTCATCACCTGGAGCAGATAATCATAATGGTAATTCTGGAACTGCAAACACTGGAGGTGGAGCATCTGGAACAGAGGCTGAAGGACCAAATGGTGCAAGCGGTGGCTCTGGTATAGTTATCATAAGGTATAAGTTTAAATAGGAGTAATTTATTATGGCACATTTTGCAAAAATATCAGAAACAAATGAAGTTTTATCAGTCGAAGTTTTAGACAATAAAGATCTTCAAAATTCAGAGGGAGTTGAAGAAGAATCAATTGGTCAACAATATTTAGAAACACATTGCAATTGGCCTGCAAATTTATGGATTCAAACTTCTTATAATACAAGATTTAATCAACACCTACTAGGTGGAACACCTTTAAGAGGGAATTATGCAACAATAGGTTCTGAATGGGATTCAACAAATAATATATTTTGGCCTCCAAAACCTTATCCATCTTGGGTTAAAGATACTACAATAGCAGATTGGAAATCACCAATTGGTGATCCACCATCTTTAACTGAAGAACAAAAAGCACAAAATGCAGATACTACTCACAGGTGGCACTACGCCTGGAATGAAGGCAATCAATCTTGGGACTTGACTAACGCTTTAGCATAATCTATATCTATCCGTGGTATGAGAAAGATATTATTATCAGAGCAGGCTATTTATCATGGTGATATTAAAATGCCTGAAGGTTGGGAAATTGATAGAAATCATTTAAGTGGTTACATTCTTCAATCAAATATTAGAGATTCTGAATTTTTATTTTCTAGAACTTGGGATAAACTAAATTCATATTTGGTAGAACACATTAGGTTAAAATATAAAATTAAATTAGTTAGTAAAAAAACTTGGGGAAATATTTATAAACCCACTGAAACAACAGAACCGTTACTAAATATTGATCCTGTAGATTTAAAAAATGCTCCTGATTATATTGTCCTTTATGGTGTTCTTGTTAAAGATTGTATGGTTCATATACACTACGATGATAACAGAAGAAAAGGGAGACTTTGGAACATACCATTAAGTAACAACAGTTTCGTTATGTTTCCTTCTACAAATCTTTATCATTTATCTAATAAACAATCAGACAGTTTAAATTTTGTACAAACTATAACATATGAATTTGTCTAATTATTATTGGTATTTTAAATCTGCATTGACACCTAAATTCTGTGATGATGTGATACGATATGCTAATGCTAAAAAAGAAGCAATGGCTATAACAGGTGGCTTTGATAATAAAAAATTATCAAAAGAAGATATTAAAAATATACAGAGAAAAAGAAAATCAGATTTAGTATGGTTGAATGATACTTGGATATATAAGGAATTACATCCTTATGTTCATAGCGCTAATAGAGATGCCGGTTGGAATTTTGATTGGGAAAGAAGTGAGTCCTGTCAATTTACAAAATATAAATTAAATCAATATTATGATTGGCATTGTGATAGTTGGAAAAAACCTTACGATAGAAAGGACCCTAATGATCCAGAACATGCAAAAATTAGAAAACTATCTATGACCTGTCAATTAACAGATGGATCAGAATATCAAGGTGGTGAACTAGAGTTTGATTTTAGAGATTATGATCCACACATGAGAGACGAATCAAAACATAGAATACAATGTAATGAGATACTACCAAAAGGATCTATTATTGTTTTTCCTAGTTTCGTGTGGCACAGAGTTAAACCAGTAACTTCAGGAATTAGATACAGTCTTGTGGTATGGCATTTAGGAAAACCATTTAAATAATATGCTTGTAAATAATTTTTTTTGGACACCGATTTGGTCAGAGGAAAAACCAGAATTTGTCAAATCTTTAAATAAAGTATCGAACGAACACATTAAAAATGCTCGTAAGAAAAATAAAGATCACATAAAAAAACATGGTGATTTTGGAATAAGTCACCACTCTGTTTCATTATTATCAGATAATAATTTTTTAGATTTTAGAAATTATGTAGGACAAAAATCTTGGGAGTTTTTAGATAACATGGGTTATGATATGAAAAAATACAAAACAATATTTACTGAAATGTGGGTGCAAGAGTTTGCTAAAAAAGGTGGTGGTCATCACGCTGCTCATGTGCATTGGAATCAACATGTTTCAGGTTTTTATTTTTTAAAATGTAGTGATAAAACCTCTCATCCTATATTTCACGAACCAAGAGCAGGTGCACAAATGACAAAATTAAAATTAAAACCAGAGAATGAAAAAAATATTTGGCCCGGAACTGACGTAGTTCATTTATATCCGTTGCCTGGAACTATGATTATATTTCCAGGTTATTTAGGACATGAATATACTGTAGACTTTGGTTTAGAACCTTTTAGATTTATTCACTGGAATATTCAAGCTGTTCCTGAAGAAGTGGTAGGAAATGATTAAAGAATATTTAAACGTAATAGATAATGAAACTAAAGAATTTTTAAAAAAAAATGTTTTACATAATTTAAACTTTCCATATTTTTTAAATCACACTGAAATGGACGAAGGAGATTCTAAGGTTACAAATAAAAATAATGATTTTTGTTTTTTCACTCATGCTGTTTTACACAGACCAGAAAAAAAATTCGATAACCCTATTAACTCAGATATATATCCTTTTACAGTAAAACTTTTTGATCAATTAAGTAAAAAATGTAAATTTAAATATAAAAAAATATTTAGAATTTCTTTTAATTTAACTTTTAACAATGGAAATGAAAAATCAGAAACTCATTTAGACCATCATTTTCCACACAAGCAGTTAATTGTTTATTTACATGTAGATGATTTAGACTCTGACACTTGTATTTATAATAAAAATAAAACTAAAATAACTAAAGTAAAACCCATGCCCTACAAAGTTGTTATTTGGAATGGTTTATATCATTATCACATGGTGCCTAAAAAAGGACGTAGATTAATTTTAATATACACATTCATATGAGTTTTAAAAAAAATAAATATACTGTAATACGTCAAGCAATATCAAAAGATTTAGCATCTTTCATTGCAAATTATTTTATGATGCAGAAACAGGTTTATGACACTTGTAGACAAGCAAGATACTTTTCACCTTTTGAAACAATATTAGGTCACTATGAAAGTAAAGATGAACAAATACCAGATACTTATTATCAATATAGTAACATAGCTATGGAAACTTTAATGTTAAAATGCCAACCTCAAATGGAAAAGGTGACAGGATTGAAATTATATCCAGCTTACACCTATGCAAGAATATATAAAAAAGGAGATCTTTTAAAAAGACACAAAGATAGATTTAGTTGTGAGATATCTACCACCATGAATCTAGGTGGTGATGATTGGCCGATTTGTTTAGATCCTACAGGTCAATCTAATATAATTCCAGGGGTCAGTTTACAAACTGAAGAATCTAAAAGACTTATAAAAAATCCAAATAAAGGTATTAAAATAGATTTAAAACCAGGAGATATGTTGGTTTATTCTGGTTGTGAGTTAGAACATTGGAGAGAAAAATTTAAAGGCAAAGAATGTGTGCAAGTTTTCCTGCATTATAATAATCGTAAGACGTCTGGAGCAAAGGATAATATGTTTGACAAACGTCCACATTTAGGTCTTCCATCCTGGTTTAAACGATGATATATTATTAAGAAGGATACAGTGGAATCCACTACATACCACCCACTGTATCCCTTTTAAGGATAATTTATGTTACAAAAAATAGGATTTCAACCAGGTATAAACAAACAAATAACGCCCACAGGTGCAGAAGGACAATGGGTGGATTGTGATAATGTTAGATTTAGATACGGAATACCCGAAAAAATAGGGGGTTGGAATCAGCTAGGACAAATAAATTCAAATGAATTAACAGGTGCAGCAAGAGGATTACATCATTTTGTTAATAGTGCGGGTAGAAGATATGCTATCGTTGGAACAAATAGAATATTGTATGCCTTTTCAGGTAACGTATTTTATGATATCCACCCAATAAAAAATACTACAACTCTTACAAGTGCATTTAGCACGACAAATGGATCACCAACTGTCACACTAACTTTTAGCACGGCTCACAACATATCTCCTAATGATATTATTTTATTAGATAATTTTACAACTATTACAGGTTCTAATTTTACAGCATCAGATTTTGACGATAAAAAATTTATGGTCACATCTGTTCCCAGCGGAACAACTCTAACTATTACAATGCCATCAAATGAATCTGGATCAGGAGCCACGACTTCTGGTGGAATTAGAGTGCAACATTATTTTCCTGTTGGAACTCCGATTCAAGAAAAAGGTTTTGGTTGGGGTCTAGGGACTTATGGTGGTGTTGACACAGGTGCTGTCACAACAACTTTAAATGGTGGAATTGATGCGTCTACTACAACCATAGTTTTAGCTGATGCTTCTCAGTTTCCAAACACAGGAACCAATTTTGTGTTGATTGGGTCAGAGATGATACAATACACAGGAATTAGCACCAACACTTTAACTGGTGTAACAAGAGGAACTAGAGGAACTACAGCAGCATCTCACAGTAATGGTGCAACGATTACTAGTGCAACTGGATACGGTGCATGGAACGAACAAACAGAAGAGGGTTTGGCATTAGATCCTGGTATGTGGTCGATTGATAATTTTGGTGATAAAGCAATTTGTTT